TGTGGTGCTTTTGCTACTGCCCCAACTCCGCTAGATAATCCAACACAAAGCAATGATTCAATTTAAATTAAAAAGTGCAGAAGAAGTTTGTGAATACATTTATCCTGTGTGTGAGGTAAAAGATTGTACAGCGGAAAGTGAAAAATTGACTTCAACCGAAACAAGATTCGTAGACTTTTGTAAAAAACACTACGAAGATTATATTATGGGAGAGATATGAAAGAAATTATAATGTCCGTTTTAACAGGTTTTGGATGTGGCCTAATATTTGCTGCATTCAAATTGCCAGTTCCAGCACCACCAGTTTTTGCGGGAGTCGCAGGAATTATTGGTCTTTGGGCTGGTTATGCTATACTAATAAAGGTTCTATCCTAGGAGGAAAAAATGGAACTTAAAAAAGAACACAAAGCAATGCTTGCATCCTATGGTCGTTCAGTAGTCGGTGCAGCATCAGCACTTTACGTTGCAGGAGTAACAGATCCAAAGGATCTATGGGCAGCACTCATAGGAGCGCTTATACCAGTACTAGCACGTGCAGTTAATCCAAACGATCCAGCATTTGGTCGTATGCCAGCAGCAAAGGCTGTTGAGGAAGCACTTAGCAAGGCTAAGGCTAAAAAGAAGAAGGCTGCAGAATAATTATTTATTCTGTAAAAGAGAGCGGGCTTAGAAATAGGCCCGCTTTTTATTTTAAAGAATCAAAAAGTTCTAGATACCTATCTTTAAGAACTTCTACGGAAAAAGATCCAATGCCAATTTCAAGAGCATCACGCTTAACTTGCTGTTTTAGTTTTTTATTCATGCCAACATAATTATCAATCAGTTTGGCTAATTCTATAGGGTCCGCACCATAAACATCTATGGTAGATTTTGCTTTAAACTCTGTAACCTTTGTTGCACCAACAAGCCATTCTTTTGGCAAAACCTGATTATTTGGAGATAGGTCTGTCATAAATACAGGCATTCCACTTATCAAGGCCTCATTCATTGGAAGGCATAGCCCAGCATATCTTCTTGGTAAAACCATACCATCAAAACCATAATACAGATCCTGTCTATTTTTAACATTTTGATATAGCAAAGATACTCTAGGATCTCTTGGTCTTCCATCAAATTCGGTTTGAGATGTTATGACTAAGTTGTAATCTTCTTTAGAATATTTTAGCATTTCTAATACAGTGTCTGTTCCATTTCTATCCCGTGCTGCTTTTTTACCACCCACATGAAGTATTCTATTATGTACTCTTGACATGTTATGAGTTCTAGATTTATCAAATAATGTTATTTCAGTTGGTGGTGGTAGGTGGACAAGCATGGTCTTATCACTAAAAAGTTTCTGCATTTTTTCAAAGTTCCATAGGCTTGGAGCAAGCAAAACATCTGGAAGCGGGGCATCTTTTTGTTCTAAATTTAATAAAAATTCATAGTTGTATTGAAGAACAGTTTTGACTCCCATATCCCTTGCTACGTCTACAAACAAAGAACTATAAAATGTTTCACAAGACAATACAACATCCAGGTCTCTAAGAAAAGAAATGACCTCTCCACGCTTAGGAAATCCTGCACGTGTTACCGTATAGTCGTAGTCTTGATACCAGTCAAAATTTTGTTTGTTTTTATTAAAAAAGGTAGAGTCAACAACTAAAACTTTTTTAGGATTTAACATCTTGACAAGCTCTCTAGTCTGAGTACCAAGACCAGTATTGTCAGATCTTGCTATGATTCCTAGTTTCATTCTTTGTACCCCCAGACTTCATCATCTGTTGTAAATTTACGTGTACCCTTACGTCCATCAAGATGATAAGATCTTTTAATGTTTCCTTCTGGGTGATATATCCAAAGTTTATGTTTGTTCCAGCCCTCTTGACTAAAACTGTTGTAGGGAAACATATCATCTTGAACTACACCGTGAAAAGTATCTTCTATAAAAAATTTATCCAGGCACTGTGGCAGTACAACATCTTTGTAATATTCTTTTCTAGAAAGATGGGGCCTCTGACTCCACTGTGCAGTTTTCATAAAACCATCTTCTAACTCAATCATCAAGTGTTTATGGGGATTTGGAATTGTGGCCTCAAAGTGAAAACGAATAGTATTTGCTTTACCATATTCAAACATGTCTAAACATTTTTGCCAGTCTATATTTTTATCTGGTGTCAAAGGAGCGTCCCCTTCTACATATAATAATAAAGGTGTTTTAATTTGGTTTATTGTTTGTCTCATCATATCTGTTTGATGGCTGTGATCTTTAAAAACAAAAGGAAGTATGTTCTTGTATTCATGCAAACACTTCCAAAGTATACGATTTTTATATTCATCATAATCCTGTTTGCGATCCCGCTGTTCTTCTCTTAGTCCATCTATTTGCATAATGATTTCGTTTTCTGGAAAATGAACACGAATATCACTAATTGTTTGCTCTATCATTTCTGTGCTTGGATGATCTGGAATTACAGAGGTTGCTAGGATAATAGTTACATCATTAATGTTCATTTAAATGTCTCATTATCTTAAAAGAAAAATCTCTTTTATATTTTAACCACCAGCATACGGCTCCGTGAAGATTTGATGGATAATCATTCATTAGTTTTTCAAAAATGTTAGGCAATTCATTCCAGTCGTAAGTTAATTCTATTGGAACATTTTTGCCATAAACATAGTCGTAAAAATTTATTTCTCTACCCTTCGGATCTTTACGATCTCCTATTGGTAAGGTCAACATTTCTATTGCCTCAAAAAACCTAAATGAATCTATTACTTGTGCACCAGATGGGGCTGGAGCAACTTTTGCGCTTGCCAGTTTGCGATAGTACTCTTGTGGTGGATCCCCCTGTGCAAAGCCCTCTGTGGGGCAATATAGGGCATTTTTGACTGCAGACATGGCTTTGGCTAACTCTTGTCTGCGTTGATGAGTTATTTGACCACCAAAATAAATATCATAATCTTTAATAGGATAATCAGGCAGATTATTTTTTAAATGCTGGGGAACTCCAATAAAAAACTTATTATATTTTTCGTGTTTTTGATGCGGGTATTGAATCCAAATAGAAATATTGGGATGTTTAATAGCATCTGCATTAAACAGTCCTTGCTCATCTCCAGTTATAAATAACACTGCACGAGAAAGGTTTGATAGTTCTTTATTGATTATTTCTTCATTACCTGCGTTGCCCTGGCCTGGTATTACAACAAAAGCCCTTTCATCTTTAGGAATACTAGTAACTACAATTTCTTCTACATGGTTTCTATCAAATGCTTCTTTTAGCAGCCCATAATCCCATTTGCCATTAGCAGAATCTAATGGGTCTGTAGAAAAAATATATGCTTTAGATTGACTCATAGAATAAATGAACCTCGTGCTGATAGTCTAGTATTGTTTCTTTATATCCAAGTTCCATAATCCAATATCTAAGATCCCATAAATATTTATTCCAATACATAATCATAAACTCTGGATGACCAGATAGCCAGATCTTTGGTTTGTATTCTTTCAGTACCTTTTCTGCACCAGTTAATACTGCCCACTCGCTTCCTTCAACATCTAAACTTATTGCAGTCGGTGGCTTTAATCCTTGTTCATATACACAAGCGTCTATTGTAATTTGACCATATTTTTTACCCTCAGAATGTAATTCTTTAAATCCATGTGCTGCTTCAATTTCTGAGTCTGATTCTGGCGGCCACTCATTTTTATAAATTCTTGTTAACTGATTATTCTGATTAGATGCAAATCCAGGTATACATGCGATTGGGATAGATAAATCATTGGCTTTCCAAAGCAAAGGATAGTGCGACCAAACTTTTGGATTGGGTTCAAATATTACAACTTCTGCTCCCCACATTTGACAAAGAGCAACCATTTCTCCTTCTTCTCCACCAACATAATACATTACATCACCGTCATTAATATTGTTGTACATAGACATTAGTCTTTGTTTTTCCCAACCTTTGTCTGTATACCACTCAGGACGATCAGCACGATGTTTTGGCAAAGTAATTTCAAAAGTTTTATTTATTACGGTTTTAATCATTTCTGTCATATGTTAAGTTCCTTTAATATTTCTGTCCATCTATGAACATAAGTATGTTCGTTCTTTGTTCTTTCATGTCCACGTAATCTAATTGCTTCACGCTCTTCGTTATTTTCTATGTAATAATCTATTTTTTGTTTTAGATCATCAAGATTACCATGCTCATACCAAACAATTTCATCATCATTAAAATATTTATCTAGTCCTTCGATGCGTGGATAAATAGTAAAACCTCCACGACCAGTGCTTTCAAACAACCTATCGCTAGTATAGTATGGATAGTTGAAGTTAAGATTTAATGTATCTCCTACTGCTATTTTGCTTCTCGCATAAATTCTATTAAGTGCGTCACCACGAACTGTTCCAGTATCTCCATCCCCACCCACATGACAAAATCTATCTTTATATGTATCTCTTAAAAAGTCTATTAATTGTGGTCTAAAAGGATATTCATGATGATATCTTTTACTTCCCACAAAAATTACATCGTGATCGTAATACTTTTTATTTTTATCTGGATGAATGTAACATTCTTTATCATAAACTCCAGGAGGCATAAA